GTTAGGGCAATCGAGCTTTTACTCGATAGGGTATTTGGCAAGGCCCCGGCGGTTATAGACATCCAGGGCGAGATTACCCACAAGGCCATAAACGACTTCTCCGACGATGAATTGCGCGCCCTAGTGGATTTAAGAAACCGCATCATAGAAGGTGAGGTAACCCCCGTTGACGACGACCAAGACTGACGAAGCCCTAGCTCTTGAGGTAGGGGAAGCTGCGGCCTGCGCCCTAGCCCAGCGGTATTTTGACGACTTCTTAAGCTACGTCCAAGTACTGGAACCACCCCCAGGACGGGGCATTATTCCCTTTGAACGGTGGCCGCACCTAGTAGAAGTGTGCCAGCACCTTAAAAAAGAGAAGCTGATAGTATGGTTAAAATCACGACAGACCGGAGCTTCGTGGCTTTTGGCGGCCTATGCACTATGGACGGCGATGTATCGTACTGGAGCACTGGTCCTTTTGCTATCCCAGGGGGAGGAGGAATCCAAGATTCTCCTGTCGAAGAGCCGCTTTATCTTCGAGAGGCTGCCTTCGTCTTTGAAAACGCCGCTGGGGACAGATTCGAGACAAGAATTGACATTTCCCGGGATGGAATCGGGCATCAGGGCACTGCCCTCGACGGATAAAGCAGGCCGTTCCACCACCGCCTCACTGGTAATACTAGACGAAGCCGACTTCCACGAGCATTTAGAAGCCAACTACGCCGCTGTTAAGCCAACTGTTGACGACACAGGCGGTCAACTCATCATGGTTTCCACCGCGAACGCTTTTAACTCCCGTTCTATGTTCAAGAATGTGTACCGGGACTCCCCTGATAACGGCTTTAAGAAGCTGTTTTATTCGTGGAATGTGCGCCCGGGACGAGATAACCAGTGGTTTAATGACAGACAGAAGGAATATTCCGACGTATCGTTATTCGAGAAAGAATATCCGGCCACGGAATCAGAAGCGTTAAGCCCGCCCCGGACTATTTCAGCCTTCGACCACGATATACTGGCCTTAATGGCCCAAGATTGCCGCCAACCCATCAGGCAAATATCCGTCGGACCGGCACAGGCCAGCATCTGGCAAGACTACCACCCAGGCAAGCGTTACGTCGCAGGCACCGATACCTCCCACGGCACCGGAGGCGACTACGCCGTGACCGCCGTGCTAGATACCAGTACCGGCTACGTCGTGGCCGACATCCAGACCAACTTGATACCCCCAGACCAGTTGGCCCTAGCTTCTATGGAGCTATTAAAGCTGTACCACAACCCAGTATGGGGCGTGGAAGACAACGACTGGGGCGTACTTACTATATCTACTGCTAGGGAAGCTAGATACCCCCACCTTTACTACCGGGACGAAGACAAACCGGGCTGGCATACCGACGAACGCTCCCGCTACGTGCTGTGGGGTGAGATGATTGAGGCGATAGCTAGCAGATTGCTGATAATCGCCAACATGGACGGGTTGTCCCAGTTCTATACCGTTATTAGGAACCCCAAGAAGAACGGCAGGATAGAAGCCCAGGAAGGGGCGCACGACGATTATCCCCTTGCCGTGGGTATAGCCTGGCAGCTGCGCCGTTTTGCCCAAGCGTCAGGCAGGGATAAGTACGGCCCCAAAGAAGGTGGCTGGCAGCGCATACTGGGCAAGCGTAATAAGCCATCGAGGTGGTAATAATTGCCTTACGACGAAAGACCCACAGTTGAGTCAATACGCCAGCTGACTAAATACCTGCAAGACGTGTGGTCACGTACCCACATCAAATGGCAGGAAATTGACAGCTATTACCAGCAGAAGTACCAGTTATGGCCCGAGGGCCTTAACCGGCCTGAGTGGCTGAAACCGGCACGTTCCCGTTCTATCGTTGACCACGCCGTAGACCACCAACTGGCTTACGAGCCGATAGTGCACCGGTTCCCCGTGACCCAGACGGAGACTAGCGAACGCCGGGCCGACCAAGTGGAACCCGCCCTTAAAGCCATCTTGGACGAAGCGAGCCTCCACGAACCCACCCTCACCTGGAAGCAGGCGGGCAAGCACTTGCTGCTCTACGGCTACGCCGTGGTGGAAGACGGCTTAGACTCCATGATTATGAGTCAGCGGCGGGAGAAGCCGAAACGGGGGCGGAACGAACCCCAGGACGAGTACGACCGCCGCCTCCGGGTGCATAAAAACGCCATCAAAAGCATGATGCCCTTCCGCACCCGTGTGCCCCACCCGTCGCGGGTCCTACTTGACCCGATGGATAAGCAGCCCAGGATGGCGGTCAAGCACGCCTACAGACGTTCCATCGACTTGGAAGAGATAACCGGCGCGCGCATGTCTGGCAACCGTGCCAAACGGGGGGAAGTAACACCGTGGAAGGGAGGAGATAACCCCTTTGAACTGATAATGGTGGACGAGTTCTGGTCTGATTGCTGGCACGCTATGGTCGTTGACAGCGAGATGCTCTTCATAGAGAAGAATACCTGGGGGTTCCTTCCCTACGCCCACGCTTTCTCCGGCTATGGTCAGGAAGTAACCACAGTAGAAGAGTGCGACCCCAGCTACATGGCCGTGGGCATACTTGAGCCGGTGATGCCGTCTTTGAAAGCCCAAGCCCAGGCGGTGGCCGGTAGGCACAATGCCTTAATGGAAGCGACCTTTAACCCCACGGGCACCACTATGGACGCCTCCGAGCTAGAAGAACAGCTTTCCCGGGGCGACGTTATTGAGATGGGCAACCGGGGCGACGTTTGGAAGATGGAGATTCCCCAACTGCCCCGCTGGATGTTCGCATCAGAGGAATGGCTTGACCGGGATATCGAGCTTGGCACCTTTTCTCGTGCTTTGGCAGGAGTAAGGGAGCAAGGCGTCTCGACGGTGGGGCAGCAGGCTATCCTGACAACTGCGGCTGGCAGGAAGTTCGTAAGCCCCACCAAACAACTAGAGCATTTAGCCACTAAATCAGCTTCCCACATACTCCAGTGGATTGACGTGCTAGATATGAGCATCAGGGTACGAGGGCACCAACTTGCCGCCGATATGCTTGAGAGCGACTACGCCTGCACCGTCAATTTCGAGCTTGTGGACCCGGTACTACAGTTGCAGAACCGGGAACTAGGCATGCGGGAAGTCCAGCAGGGCTTGAAGTCTAAGGAGACTTACTGGTCCGCCGACGCCAGGCTAGAAGACGCGACCGGCGAACGCAAGCGGCTACTGGAAGACCTGTTACGGTCCGACCCCAGGGTGCAGGAACTGATGGCAAAGGAAGTGGCCCGAGAAGCAGGCTTGCAGGAACTCATGGACAAAGAAGAAGCCCGCGCAGCTTCCCAGCCCGACCCCATGGCCAGAGCAGAACCCCCTGTCCTTGGCCCTGACGGTATGCCCATCCAGCAAAGTATGGGGATGGGCGCGGGACGCCCGCCCAGGAATCCGTTGACTCCCGATACCGCCCGCCCCAGCAGGATAGGGCAGCAGGTGGCTAGATAATGGTAAAACTAAGGAGTGAGTTCACCGAAGCTACCCTTAAAATCGCAGCCGAAGTCGAAGCGTTGAAGTCAGACCAGGCTGTCCCCACCTTTATGAAAGAAGGGACGGACCGGCGTACTCGCGTGAGGAAGTTCAGCGAGATGACCCAGTTCCAGCGCATGATGGAGATACAGGAACGAGGACTAGAAGCAGTCTTAAAAGACGTGAACGGAGCGACAAATGGCATTTCCAAGATTTGAGAAGACAGAAAGGGGCCTTTGGCAATTTAAGATTGACGCTGGACCATGGGAAGGGGCAGACGACCCTGTATTCCAGTCAATCATGCAACACGTTGAGAGCGTGGATTACAAGGGGCTAGGCGGCGCGCCCCGGTTCCACCTTACGGCTGAGTATCAACAAATCGCCTCGCTAGGAGTGGCGATTCCTGTCTCCGTCGTCTCGTATGAAGGCATGTTTGACCGCTACCAAGCAACAAAACAGTCGTCCCAGCCAGCCGTGGGGATGGACATACGAGCGGAATGGAAGAAGTATTTCCCAGATACCGGTATGCCCGACGTATTCCTGCGGAACCAATCAGGGCAAATCGAACACTGGCCCCTCCTGGATGAAAACGGCGAAGAAGTCCTAGACCCCGTCACAGGAAAACCAGAGGCGGGCGACCGTGTAATAGACACGGAGAAGTTGAAACAGGTCTTGGACCAGATAAATGAGCGCAGGGCTGCTGACCCTAGTGCCGCGCAAATCATCTCAGTAGAAGGAATCCAAGACAAGTTCGTCAACATCGGCGGTCAAATCTTCAAGACCAAAGCCTCGGCTACTATGGTAGCGGGCAAGCCCCAGTTCTATAACATAACAGGCACCGACTCCAAGGCCGTCGTCTACGGTAACACTATGCAGATAGTCCAGAAGTCCAACGAGGACTGGACATTCAGTGGTACACCAAAGGGAGGCTACGTCGAAGTTTCTTCTGGTAGGTGGGTAGAAGCACCAACGGGTGAGGCGAAAGTCATAACCGACGGCGACTCGATAACCGGCTATACCCAGATAAGGCAGCCCGGCGGCGAGATTACCACTGTTCCAGAACGCTTCACACCAGGCGTAATGGAAGACGGAGACGTTCCTGGCTACGACTTAATACAGCAACCTACCGGCCAGATTACGCCACTCATATCCCGAGGGGAAGGGGAGCGCATCATAGACCCCACCACGATGACCCCTTACTTCCGGCAGCCCGACGGCAGCCTTACCGCTGCGCCTATGCCCAGCGTAGATGACGTAATTACCCAGTACCTAGCCGTGGGTGACTTTGAAAGGGCCACCACCCTAGCAGCCTTTCGAGACAAACCCACCGCCATGGAGTACTTCGATAGGGTGATGGAATGGGCACGTAGCCCAGCTGACCTATTCACCGTATCGGCAATCGTCCGGGGCATGTACGAGCCAGAACTTGGCCCTATGGGCGAGACAAGGCGCATCGGGCGCGCGCCCCAGTGGGCACAGGACGCATGGCTGGGTCTTCAGAACGCGATGGGCGTACCGCCAAACCAGCTAACTGCTAAACCAGGCGACAATCTTGGCACCGGGAATCCAGATGCTGCC